TTAAATTAGTCGGCAAATCTGATATATTAAGTTTTAAATCTAAAGCGTCGTGTGTTGCTTTTTCGTTAGGGTATAAGTCTACATCATAACCACTTATAGTAGATGTTTTGTTCGAAATACTTTCTTTTCCTTCAACTATTGAAGATTTAGGAAGCATTTTTACAAACGAACTCGAACTATCGTAAACCATTACACTATCCTCAACAGAACCGATTGGAGGTGTTTTTAATAGTTTAATATAATTCAAATTGTTTGAAGGCGAATATTGCGCATTCGCTTCAAAAGTCGCTCCGAGACCTACAAATAATAAGGTCAGAAATAAAATCAGTTTTTTCATAAAATATAATTAATTGGTTTTTAAATTATTTTTAATTATGGTATCAAAGCCACCCCGTAAGAGCTTAATATTTCGTAATTGGCTGTGTCTTGGTCGTCTCCAAGTAAAATATATCTCATTGACTCGATGAATTCTGTATGATCTGAATTCCAACCCTTACAAATGTCTCCGAGCTCTATATTTGCCCCTGTATTTTTCACCCCGTCAAACCATCCTTTGTGCTTTATGGTTATTTCATCGGCTTGCGAAGCTGTTGCAGCTGTATTAAACTTAATCCAATCTTCTTTGCTTATATAGCCGTCCTGCAACGCTGTAGCTAAACTAATTGAAAATTGATTCGTAAAATTACTGTACGACAATGGCAAAACAGCCGAAACTCCTGACGGTTCAGTTACGACAATAGCAACATTTAATGCGGTTAGTACTTCACGCATTTTTGCAGGCGAAACTTGACCCGTATTATTGTCGATTATCAGCGAATTTATTAAATTCTGTCTTTCAGTCGGTGTACTCATTTTTTAAAATTTAAGAAAATCCGAAATCAAAACCACTACTAAACGCACGCCCCATAACAGAAGGATCAATCTGTTTTTGTCTATCGATAAAAAATAAAATTTGGGTGATTTCCCCGCTTTCCAATAATTCAGCAGTTAATTCAAAATCAATCTTGCTCCCTGTTATATTGTAAGTCAATTCTTTTATCCTTACTCTTGGTTCCCACTTGCCAATTGAATCAATTATTTCGGCAGAAATATTAGCCACGGCTGTATTTACAGGATTATCAATGAATTTCCAAATATCTGAACCGAATAGAATTCGCATTGGATCGCTTCCTTTGGTTGTCGTCAAAATAGTTCCGATACATTGGCGTATATCGTCAATTCCTTCGACAACTTGCCCAATAATTTTATTGGATAGCTGCCAATTCGTTGCTTTTATTTCATCTATTTTTGTCGCCATAATTAAGGTGTTGGAATTCCAGAAGTACCACCTCCCGTTTGAACTCCTGTATGTTTGTGTGTTCCAAGCGATATTGTGCCATTTGTAACAGTTGCTCCTTTTATTTCTCCGCTCACTTCAAAGTCACCAGAAATTGCACCGCCTCCAGGTGCTGAAATTGTACCTCCAACGGTTAAACCGCCAGAGATTGCAACCGCTCCTGTTAATTCGATAGCTGGAGCTTGTATTTTTGCTACTGCTGTAGCTACAACGTTAGCGTTAACGGCATTTACGTTTACTTCTGTACCTCCAGTGATATTTATTTTCGCTTCTGAATCAATATTAATTTCAGATTCTCCAGAAATGTTTATTTTTCCTTTAATATCTAATTTGTATTCACCCGAATTTCTATTGTATTCAATGACTGAATTGTCATCGAATTTTACTCTAAAAATACCTTCACCCCCGCCAATAGGAGGTGTTTTATCATTGAAAATTGCACCCAAAATTACGCCTTCTTCTGAATTTTCATCCATTAAACAAGCCACTTGCTCATTAATTGAAAATGTATGCGAAAAATTATCTTTAATCGCTCCCAACGTCAAAAATTGCAACCAATCGGAAACAATGCCGTCATCCGTGAATGTTACACGGGCGTATCCTTTGGCTGGATCAACTTCGGTTATGTTTCCAAATCTTAGCATGTTTCAAATATATTAATTAATCTTGAATTTTTGTTGGATTTCCATAAGGATATTTGTTATCAGGAAATTTAAAATTACGAACAGCAACGTTATTTGATTGCTGTTTCTTTTTTCGCTTAGTAATCTGCTCAGATTTTGCAGGTAAATTTAAGCGTTTTATTTCAAGCGAAACCGTATAGCCGCTTGATTTATCAATCTTATGTGAACTTGATTTTATATGATATTTTCCAGACAATTTACCAAGTCCCGTCAATTGAAAATTATTGCCTGCAATTGCTAAAGTAGTACCTTTCATTTCAATATCGCCTTCCATCTGATTGCTTGCCGAAAGATGCATAATCGCCTTGGCTTTCGCCTCTGCCTGCTGCTTATTTTCGGCTTTAGTATGCGTAACTCCGAAATCTTTTGATACAGGAGGCGTTGCGAAATAGCCTTGATCTCGCATATATTTAAAAAAATCTAAATCAGCAACCACAGGTTCATTTTTTTTTGCTGATTTCGATTTAACAGAAGCGTTTTTTATCATACCATCAGCTTTATCTTTTAATGAGTAAGTTGAAATTTCTGACTTGTCAACCGCAAAACTATTTCCACGCTTTTCTATGTCGTAAATAGACGTAAATGTGATGATGTTTTCACGCACAGCGAACAAAACACCGTACTCTCTAGAAATACGCTTTAGAAACGCCAAATCAGTTTCTTTGTTTTGGGTAATTCTACCAAAAGTAATATCAGGAATTACGCCCTGAATAGTCAAATTGTTTTTTGAAGCTACTTTTTCGGCAATTTGCTTTAAAGTCTTGGACTCGTGAGCATCTGATTTTTTGGTACGTAATGAATTTACAATACCAGTTGCCATACCTCGAATAGTAACAACGTCGGGCGGCCCCGAAAGCTGTATTTCGTCAATTTCGAAAACTCCACATTTCAAGGATTCTATAGTAACGGTTAATTTTGCTCCTTTTTCGGGATACCAAGAATTTTGCCACTTCAAATCCACGTCTTCAACTTCAATTTCTATTTCATCGCTTTCGCCTTCGGTCTTGTCGTTGTATGTAAGTGACAGCATGTGCTTAGAAATATCGGCTGTGATATTCTTATTGTTGTATAGGACGGTAAATTTTGGTGTTGCTACGTTCATTTTTTATTTTTCGGGTAAATTAACCTATTGCTTCCAAGGTGGTAATAATTCGCTATTAATTTGTATTTCTCCCTGTTCTAAAATCGGCACGATTACACGTGTACCGATTTCTAAAATAGGCGAAATTACAATAGTTGGGTTTGCCTCAATTAATCCGTTAATCAAAGTCGCATCGCCATAAGCTTTGAACGCTATAGTGTCCCATCTATCGCCCTGTTTTGCCACGTATTCTACAAAATCAGCCATTATATCCTGCGAATTATAGAGTTATTTGAAATATCTAAGTTTGCCGAATTTAAACCAACTACAGAAGCATTCAATTGCTGATTTAACACCTTAAAGCCTTCAATATCTGAGACAGGCAAAACCGCTTTCATATTTTGAACCCTGACATAAACATCATTTATAGCCGCTGGCATATCTGGAGCCATGTCTTGCAAATTTGAATCCTCAATTAACAACGAGTTTACAGTTGTCAAACTGCCTTCAATATCAGTAAGTGACTTATTTATCTTGCCACTCCAGTACTCTGAACGGCTTGGAGTTGCTGCGATATTTGCCGTGTGAATACTGGCTATAGTTGCAGATGTTTGAACGTTTGAAATTTCATTGCTAATCGTCATCCCCTTCGATAGTTTTGCAGGTAAAACCGAACGCACATTTGAATTTCTTTGAGACGTTGCAAATGCTGAATTTATAGCCTGTAATTCAGCCTCTCTAAGCGGACTATCTGAAAAACTTTCCAATAATTCGATATTCAAAGTAACTTCAATTAAATTTCCTAACGGATCAGTAAACGAATTTGATTGTGAAAAATTAGGGATCACAAAAAAACCTAAAATACGACCGTTTCCAAGAAGCAGCGGTAAAACTTCACGATTCTGCATTGCAAGGCGTAACGTTTCAATGTCAGCTTCGGGGTTGGTAAATTCCGAGTGCAAATACATTCCAAAAGAAATTGAATCTAGATTATCGCCAACTGACTGCAATTTTGGTTTGCCGTTAATTAATTCATGTTGAGCATAGTTTACGCCTCTTTCGTGAGAAAAGTTACTAAAACCTTTCAATCCTTCAAAACGAATATTTCCTAATTGAGCGTACATTTAAAATATTTTTTGTAAATATAATGAAATTTTAGATACAAAAAAACCTCCAATTAAGGAGGTTTGATTTTAATAAGCTAATCTTGCTTTTCTTTGCATTTGCGCCTCTATTTGTCGTATTAATTCAGGAATTAATGCTTTTACTTGCCTAGCAACGTCTCCAGAACTTCCGTTTATCACAGGTGCAAAATTTACGGTTACCGATGAATTACCACTGCCACCGCCACGGCTTGCAGTTGGTTTAATTGCACCGCCCATATTTCGGGAAGCCCCGACTAATTTCGATTCTCCTTTCTTAATTCCGTTGTGCGCTCCTTCTGTGATATTTACCCCATAATCCATAAACACTTTTGAAGGCGATGCGATACCAAGGACTGTTTTAAATGCCGTAGCTATACCTTTACCGATTCCTTTGACGAAATCGAATAAAGCCGCCGCTTTTGCTTTAATTCCGTTCCATAAACCGTTAATTATATCAGCTCCGATGTTCTTAAATTTATCAGGAACTAATTGCCACGCTTTGATTATCCACCCAATCGGACCAAGAAATAATAATCCCCATTCTTTTACCCAATCTATAGCTTTCCAAAAAACCGCCTTAATCTCTGTCCATAAATTTGAAAAGAATTTTTTAATCGGATCCCAGTACTTTATAATTAAAAATGCAGCTACAGCAATTGCGGCAATTACCCAAAATATAGGTGAAGTCAAGAATGCTAAATTGGCTGCCTTTAATGCCGCTGAAAGCGTTTGTATTCCAGTTGATCCTGCCAATGCTGAAAAAGCCATAGCATTCTGAACAGCCGTTACGGTAATCATTAAAGTACGGTAAGCGTTCATTATAGCCCTGCCAGTAGAAATCACTTTAAAAACACCTCCAAATGCGAATGAAGCGGCCGACACTGCTAAACTCAAAGCCATCATTCCTGCTGCTGCTTTCAAAATATTTTCTGTTAATGCTGGATTTTTATCTACCCAAGCTGCTATTTTATCAACTATAGGCGTAACCTGATTCATTAATTCTTTCAGTCTTGGTAACATCGTTGTGCCGATCTTTGAAGCCGTCATAACTACTCCATCTTTCAATGTTGAAAGCATTCCTTTAACCGATTTCGATTGCGCTTCTATACCTCCAGCAAATTTTACGTTTCCAATATACTTTAAATACTGCTCAATTTCCTTTGAATTTTTACCAACGGTAGTCTTTACGCCTTGGAACATAAATGTTACGTTTTCGCCTTCTGACTTAGCTTTGATACCAAATTCTTTTAATCGCTCAAATTCTCCAGTTGCAGCATCTGCAACCGCTTCAACCATATCATTCAATGATTTACCCATTGCAGAAGCCGTGTTTCCGTAAGCAGTCAAAGCTTGTTCTGACGGATCAAGCCCCATATTTTTCAGCTTAATAAATCCTGTCATCACTTCCTCTAGTCCATAAGGAGTTTTAGCAGCGAACTTATTAATTGCATCGAATGCAGCTTTCGCTTCTTTTTGATTTCCCTGAAAAGAAGTCTGCAAAGCGATATTCATTGATTCCATATCGGCAGCCGCTTTCAATGGTAATGCCAAAGCAGCTCCGATACTCAGTCCAATTGCTCCAGCTGTTCTGCCTGTTGCAAAAGCCTTATCGCCACGCTCTGACATTGCCATAATTTGGCGTTGTCTCGCTGCTGCTGCTGCAATAATTCGTGTTGCTTCATCTTTGGCCGTTAAGAGCAATGCAACTTCAAATGTTTTTTTAGCCATAATTTATTTATATAAAAAAACCGCAACCGTTATCGGTGCGGTTTATGTTTCTGCGGGAGGATTCATTTTTTCGTGTAATTTCAACGCTTCGACAAACCAATAATGAACGTCGTTGCCGTCCATTTCAAATAGTGGATTCAAGCCGCCTCCAATAAAATGTGCCAGAAATACTAACTGTTCTGGCGTTACGTAAAAAGTTGATTAATAGGAGTTATCATTTTTAAATAATCTACTCCATCCATTTCTGGTAAATCTTCCTTAATAACTGGCTTTCCATCAATTTCAACAAGCATTGCGGCTAAACAATCGGCAAAATCTTCACCTCCTAATTCAGCATCCATAAGCCGTTGCGCTTGTTGTACGTGCTTTCCTTTGAAACGTTTTATTACGCATTTTTTACCGCTTGGTAATTCGAACTCTTGGTAAATGTTTCTTTCTTCTGAGCTAACCGCATTTGGGTTTTTTGATGGTAATGTTTTTTTGTTTTCCATTTTGATAAGTTTTAAATTAATTACGATGGACAGGATTCGAACCTGTCATGTACGATGAGTGTAACCTCTTTATGGTCGGGGTGTCGTACCGCCCCGAAGTCGTGTTTGCCATTTCACCACATCGTAATAAAACGTAAATATAATAAAAAAAACCGATATACATAAAATATATCGGTTTTTAAGATTTCCCCAAATCTAACCACTAACCTACTAGCGATTTACAGGGACAAATGTAATAAAAAAATCGATACATCACTTCATCGATTTTTCCTCCTTTCTGTTAAAATTAACTAACCACCTATATTTGCTCGATATGTTGCAAAAATGTCAACTCCATCTACCGAGTAGATGTTTGCCAAAGCATCATAATCAATTACTTCTGCCCCATCAATTTCCAATTTGTAAGCCGTACACGTCAATTTAGAAGTTGCCTCTACGTTGTCGTGTTGCTTATAGTTTCCAGCAGGGAAATTTTTTGATTGAACAGTCAAATAAGCTACACACGCAACTTCCCGAAGCAGTCCGTTAGAGTTATGAATTTCTAGACTAGAGCGGATCTGCAATTTCATTGCTTTTCTTGGATCAGCAAATTTTTTCAAAACATCAGCATAAAATGAATTCCATTTTATTGTCGCCTCCAATTTATCAATTCCTGAAAATAACTCGAATTTACCAATCATACCAAGTGCTTTATGTTCAGAAAGCATAAATGTAATATCTGGCAAATTCACTTCTTCAGCTTTTCCAAGCTGTGACTGACCGTCAACGTAAACGTTGGCGTTGGTCAATCTACTTACTTCTATCTGTGGCATAGTTTAAACGATTTGAGTTAATAAATTAATGTCAAGATACGATTTGAACGTAATTCTTTCCGCTGGTGTTGGTCCCATAAATACAAGATCAAAAATCACGTGTCCAGCGGCAAGTTCTTCAGCTGTGTTATCAGCAGAATATATACATTTTGATCCAGATAAACAAGCTCCACGCCCAATTAAGGTTCTAAAAAAACCGTTTCCAGTATCTCTAATTGCATCAATAGTAGCCTGATTAATTGGTTTATCAATAAACGGCAACATTGCTTGCTCCAGTGATTCGTGAACAACATCGGCAATCCTACGAATTGGAATGAAGTTTTTCGGGTCTGTATTTGCTGGAAATGCAGCTGAACGATTTCCCCAGGTTCTTGTTCCTGTACCGTATCCTGTGAATGTAGTCGTGATTCCTTTTTCATTCAACAAATTAGCCTCTGTTGAAGCGTCATTAACCGAAGCGGTTACAATATATTCGGTACCAACTATTCCTTGAATAGCGTGATTTGAAGGTGAAACCCAATACCCCTCATTCAAATCTACATTTGCCATAACTCCAGCCATAAACTGGCTATAAGGAGCATTTACGTTTGAATCTGAATCAGCATCGTAAACTTTTAAGTGAGGGCATAAAAGATACGCTCTATAGCTAGAAGTCTTGAAGTTAATCGTACTTGCTGGTCCACGCCCTGCGATAGCTTGTGAAACTGTAGTTGTGACAGGAGCGTCAATTAATGCGATTGCTCTGTACTTCTCAGCCAAAGCGATAAATTCAGTCGCTACAGCTACCAATTCAATATAAACAGGAGCGATTAATATTTTTGGAGTAAATCCAAAAGTATTAAATACCAATTCTAAACATTTTGATCCAGTACGAACACCAGAGGTATTTGTTCCGATAATTTGAGACGAAGTAATAGTGCCTGTGTCTAAAATTTTGAAAGTAAATTTTAAAAGCAAGTTTTCAGCAGCTACAGCAGACAATGCCGTGAAGTTTCCGAAAGCGTCAATATTATAATCAGTTCCCGCAACGCCTGTAAAAGGAGTCGTTCCGTCAGTCAAAAATACCGTTACAGCTCCAATCGGAGCAGCGGACAATTTCAATTTTCCACCTACAATTGTATGTGATTCAAGCGTGATTTGCTCGGTATTCGTTGTAGAATCGAACGTGTTTACAACAATTACCGTTGCTGGACCCTGTTTAAAAATAGCATCCAACGCTTGTGGAATTGTAAATCCTGGCAATTGTTGCCCGAATTGAGCAGCATCATTTGGCGACAAAACCAAAATAGGCTCATTTTTTGTGCCAATTGGAGCAAGCCCAACGAGCGCAATAACCGAAGACTTAACTACCTGTACAGGACGTGCGCCTTGGTCAATCTCTATGGTTTCGACACCATGTAAATAGTTAGCTGCCATATATTATTAATTAATTAAAAATTAAATTTATTCTGTTATTTCGATTATATTGATTTCACCATCTGGCTTGTCAACAAGGGTAATTTTTTGTAAAATAAGCGTTAAATCCTCTGTAAAATCCTCAACGTGTAATGATGTAGTTTGAAAAATTACATTATAATTCCATTGATTATTGATTTTTTCAGCATTTTCGCCGCCAATAGTGTGATGTTTCGTTAATTGAATTCGTCTGCATCCCGAAGGCTGAAAGCCTGTCAAAGCTTTCTTTAAAAGACTAGCTAAATTGTAAACTCCAAAGTTTCCACGCAAAAATGTGCTTTCAATTAAAATCTGAATGAAAATCTTTTCTTCCTGCGAAATTTGAGCGGTACTTAATGCGCTTCCGTATTCCGAACCTGCATAAATTACGGTAAACTTTGCTTTTGTAGGCAATGGCTTTTGTCGTTCAGATTCCAACTCAGGAATTTTTTCAACTGTGATTCCAGCCGTCATAAACGGTGATAATCTAGCCACGATTTCGTTTTCTAAAGTCTCGTAATTCATTTTTTATGGTATTGTACGTCTTAATCTAGCTACAAACGTTTCACCGTCGTATTTAGTTTTTACTTCTACAACCGCAAAATATCCAATGCCTTCAATTGTCACGTATTCAAGATTTCCTGTGTCAACTCTTGTTTTAAGATTCTCAAAAAATCCAACTCGATACTCCATAAATGGCTCGTCTGGATTCCAAGAATCAATTCCTGAAAGTTCTTGTTTTTCACTCGGGTCTTTATAACCAACTCTAGCCGTAAATGTATCTGACTCACTTATCCAAGTAGCATTGTACCCCATTGTATTGGTGATTACATCGAAAGTCTGTTTTTTAAGCGAGTCAAATATATTCATATTATCGAGCTAAAAGAACGTTAACAGTTGCATCGCCAGTCAATGCAGCAGTATGTGCATATCCTAAGAATACGTTAGTTGAAACAGTTGAAGTAGCGACTCCAGCAGCAATAT